ACTAGAAAAAGACATTGAAAAACTGCGTACAGCAGTACTTAATCTAGAAGTAATGCCTTCTATGCGTTTACTAATGACAGCAGGTGAGGCATGTGAACGAGATAATATAGCAGCATATAACTGTAGTTACTTAGCTGTTAATAACAAACGAGCTTTTTCAGAAGCTCTATACATTTTAATGAATGGTACAGGTGTAGGCTTTAGTTGTGAACGACAAGAGATCAACAGACTACCAGAAGTACCAGAAAAAGTAGAGTTATGTGATGATGTTATTGTAGTCGAAGACAGCAAGTTAGGATGGGCTAAAGCCTTTAAAAAGTTAATTTCTCATCTATATGAGGGTGATATACCTAACTTTGACTTTTCTAAAGTAAGACCTGCAGGTGCTCGCCTCAAGACCTTTGGAGGAAGAGCAAGTGGACCAGAACCACTGAAACAACTATTTGATTTTGTAATAGAAACTTTCAAACAGGCTAAAGGTCGTAAGCTTTCGTCTATCGAAGTACATGACATTATGTGTATGATAGGACAGATCGTTGTGGTCGGTGGTGTCAGACGATCTGCTCTTATCTCTTTATCAAACTTGACTGATCGCAGAATGCGTGAAGCTAAAATGGGAGCATGGTATGAACCAGAAAACTACCCTTATAGAGGTCTTGCAAATAACTCCGTTGCCTACACAGAAACACCTGACAGTGAGACTTTCATGGAAGAATGGTTATCTTTGGTCAAGTCTAAATCAGGTGAACGAGGAATGTTTAATCGAATTGCTGCACAAAATCAAGCCGCTAAGTGGGGACGAAGAGATCCAAATCTTAGCTACGGAACGAACCCTTGTAGCGAGATTATCCTACGAGATAAACAATTCTGTAATCTTACAGAAGTTGTTGTCAGGGCAGACGATACAGAAGCAAGTTTAAAACGTAAGATTAAATTAGCTACTTTATTAGGTACTATTCAATCTACAATGACAGACTTTAAATTCTTATCAGCAGAATGGAAACAGAATACTGAAGAAGAAAGATTATTAGGTGTATCACTAACAGGTATTATGGATGCTAAGATTACTTCTAATCCTGATCCTAAAATGTTAGAAAGGTTAAGAGATGTAGCTAGAGAAACTAACTATGAATATGCTTCAATACTTGATATACCTTTATCAACAAGTATTACATGTGTTAAACCTAGTGGTACAGTATCTCAATTGGTAGACTCTGCTAGTGGCATTCACGCTCGTCATAATGATCAGTATATTAGAACTATTAGAATGGATAAAAAAGATCCTATTACAGATTTTCTAATTGATGCAGGTGTACATCATGAAGATTGTAAAAGAAATCCTAAATCTACTTCTGTGTTTAGTTTTCCGATCAGGGCCCCTAAAGGAGCACTGACTCGGAACAGTAAGACAGCTATTGAACAGTTAGAACTATGGTTAATATATCAAAAACATTGGTGTGAACATAAACCATCAGTTACTGTAACAGTGCGAGATAAAGAATGGGTAGAAGTAGGTGCATGGGTATGGAAACACTTTGATGAAATCAGTGGTGTATCATTCTTACCACATAGTGATCATACATATCAACAAGCACCCTACCAAGATGCTACCTTAGATGAAGTTAAAGCTTTAGAAAAAGTTACTCCTAAAATACTAGATTGGAGTACATTTATTGAACAAGACGATAACACTACAGGTACACAAGAACTTGCGTGTTCATCAGGAAGCTGTGAAATTATATGATAGCAACATTACAACCAATATGTGGAGTACAATTAGGTATAGAGTTTACTGAGGCAGAAGTAAATGATCAGATGATTAGCTACTGTCTCATAGATCTATTGATATTACGAATCCAAGTAGCATGGTTTAAGTCATGAAAGTGTGTGTTGTAGGTAGCAGAAGCCTTAATTCTGCAGATAAAGTATTACCTATTATAGATAAGTTTATTAAAGAGCTCCCTTCCTCTTCCGTAACTTTCTTAATAGGTAGTGCTAAAGGTGTAGATCCTCTATCAAAACATTATGCCCAGTCACATGGGCATGATGTGGTAGAGTTCCTACCATATCATTTACTAGATAGCAGTGTAGAGTTTGATAGCAAGTACTTCTTTATACGTACTAAACAAATGCTAGACAATGCAGATAGAGTTCTAGCAATCTGGGATACTAAAAGCAAAGGCACTCACTATGCAATTAAATATACCCAGAAGCTAGAAAAACCAATCATGATAATAAAGGTACCCAATGGCTAGAATATATACAAAGTCTGGTGACGATGGCACAACAGGCTTAGTCACAGGACAACGAGTAAGTAAGTCTAATAACAGAATAGAAACTATAGGCTCATTAGATGAGCTTAATTCTTTTATAGGACTATCATTAACAGAAGAAGTACCTAAGATAGTACGTGATGTATTACATGTAATACAACATAATCTATTCGATATAGGTGGAGAGATAGCTACACTTATGGCTGTTACTACAAAAGAATCTCAAGTAAAATACTTAGAAAAAACTATAGATGATTTAACAAGTAGATTAGACATACTTCGAGAATTTATATTACCAGGTGGCTGCAAAGCAGCAGCTCAAATACATGTAGCTAGAGCTATGTGTCGTAGGGCAGAACGTAGTTGTCATAAACTAACTGATATAAATCCTATTACATTACAATATCTAAATAGGTTATCAGATTTATTATTTACTATAGCACGTTATCTTAATGCTGCAGCAGGTATTGATCACGTGTACTGGAAGAAAGATGTTACTTGATTACGTATTAGTTATTATGTTTGATGTAAGTAGAGAGATTACACCACCACAATACGTGGGACACTTTGTTAATTGTGAGTCTGCGTTTGAGTATGCAACTCGTCACTATCCAAAGAATGATTGGTCGTGTCTTCACGAAGACCATATTTTTCTTCCCAAAGACTTAGTAGAGAGATACTACTACCCAGACTCCATAGATTAATTGGGTACATAATTCCTTAAAGCATTAGCAGTAGCTTCCATACGTTTTCGTATACCTTCTTTGTTTTTTTCTTTAGCTGTTCTATACTCTTGATTATCTAAAAACTCATCAGCAGCTTCTTTAAACTTACCTTCATTAATTAATTTACGAGTTTTTTTACTCTGTATTAATGATCCTCTAAACCAAGAAGATGCTAGATTTTTTTTCATATCTAAACTATATTTATCATAGTCTTTAAAAGCTGTTTGCAATTCTTTTGTTCTAGATTCTACATCTTTAATTAATAAATCTTTAGCTTCATCTTTAGTAATACGTTGATCTTTTGCAACATCTTTACCATAGTGACCATACCCTATAGTATAGTGCTCTTCACCTTCTAATTGATAAGCCTTATCTTTAAAGCCTTCATAATCTGCTATATAGTCAGCAATCATTTCAGACTCTCCTTTACCCATATTACCTATAGGTACTTCATCAGGATCTAATGTAATACTTTGTGGTTTGTCTTCAAAGAAAGGACTCTTACCTTCTTTAATACGTTGCTTACCATGCTCAATAGCTTTATCTTCAGCAGATTTTATAGCAGGAGTATCTTCTTCACCTGCTTTAATAGCATTAATTTCTTCATTGTTAAGACCTGGTACTAGTAAAGGCATAAGAACTTTTTTACCATCTATATCTACATCAATAGACTGTTCAGTCATTGTATAACCTTTATTGTCTTTTACCTGACCTAGGTATCCTTGATTAGACTTCATAGTAAAGTCTTGTCTAATCATATCAGGATCTAACTGAAGCTCTGCTACTATCTCAGGTTTATCAAACCATTCAGTACTGAGCTCTGCTTGTATGTCATTACTTAGGTACCACTCGCTCATTCTGATTCTCCTTAATTCCTATTTGACCATTAGGTAACATGTACTTCATACCTGGTTCTAAGTTAGTCCACTCATTTATATCATTAACACGTACTATTTTCTGTTGATCTCCACCAAAACCTAATACAGGGAAGTCACGTTTAAGTACTTGATCCATCATATCTTTAGGATCTTTGTTATTTACTTTAGCCATAATAGCTATATAGTTATTAACACGATCTAAATCTACATTAACTAAAGGATCATTAGAATATAATCTACCTTGTTCTTTGTCTACAATTAACTGTCCTTTAAGATCTTCATAAGTATCCATCATATAAAAATTAATAGCTGACTTATAAAAAGATAAGTTATTAGTAAATGATTGTCTATACTTACTCTTATTATCAGATAACATTTCTCTTAATCGTTTGTCATCCATCATTGAAGCATGATATAAAGACTTATCTAAGTGAGCAAACCTAGCTTGGCTAGACTTAGAACTAATATGTTCTTGTTCTTTTGTTAGTGCATTGATAACTGTTTTAGGTACCTTATCTTTTTCAATACCATTCTCTTTAGCTAAATTATCTAAATCACCTTTTAAGTAGTTAAAGTAATCATCTGAGTTATCAATAAATGATTTATCTTCTGCAGATAGCTCATCACCAAAGAGCAATCCTTGTAGTTTTTTATGAGTATCTACAATTTGTTTAACAATAGCAGCTCTTTGAGGACCCTCAGGTACTAGCTGTAACTGTTTAGTATACAGATCTAACTGTTGATTAAAGAATTTAATTTTATATTGTTCTTTACCTGCAGGAGATTCTAAAAACTCTAGTTTATTTTCTGCATCTGCTGTTGCAGCAGAATTAGTAATTCTTGTTTTAATATCTTCTCCAGTAAAATCACCAGTAAATTGAGTTTCAAGAGCAGTAATATCAGCTTCTGTATTTTTAAGGAACTGATCTACTAATTCATTATCTTTTCTTATAGCATCTAATGAACCATAAATATTTCGAATACGTTCTCTTGTTTGTCTAATAGCATCTTGAGCTCTACGTATTTTAGTTTGATCATCTAACTCAGGATCATCATTAATACCTCTAAGCTCATCAGTTAAGCCTTTAATAATAACTCGTTTTTCTTTTTTAAAGTCACCATTTCTAACCATGTCATCATAAGACTCGTTAGCTATAGCTTTTGTTTCCTCTTTACTTAGTTCATTAGACTTTTTAAATGCTTGATAACGCTGTTCATCAGCCATTTCTTGCATATAAATTACTTCTACTTCATCTTCAGACATAGAGTAAGGTTCAATACCTCGTTGTTCTCTAAGAAATTTATCTCTTGACTTACGATAATCTTCTAATCGTTTTTGTTCAGCTTCAAATACAGCTTCATCCATAGCTAATCTAGAAGATACACCTGTACGTTCAAAAACTTCTTTCATTTTAGAAGTAATAACATCAGCTTTAGAAGGAGTCATAGCTATTTGACGT